TAATGAAAAAGAATTTTAATGTAAATAAAATAACACCACTACACGATTTGTCTTGGTATATTAAATGGACAAGTGCGGTGTTTATATTAATAGGAATGATGTTAACATCTTTAGAAATGACACCATACAATTTATACTTACACTTAATTGGAGTAAGTGGTTGGTTTGTAGTAGGTATGTTATGGCACGATAGAGCATTGATATTTTTAAATGCTGTTGCGATAGCAGTATTCGTAATGGGTATTGTTAAATATCATACTACTTGCACCAATTGTATGATACCATTATAATGAAGGAAAATTACACCCTAGCCAGTTACCTTAAAGCAATTAACGAAACCAAGGAAAATCTATTAGATACAAATGATATTACTTGGGAAAAGAAATACCCACCCTTTATAATTAACCGTTGTCTATCTATGTTCTATGATACCGTAATGCATAGTAATGAAATGAACGGTTATCATTTTCTTCCTAAACGTATGCAATTTCATTATTTCATAAATAGTATACGAAAGAAAAGGCGATTTGGAGGTAGGTGGTTATCAAAAACCAAGTTGAAGAACCTAGACATTGTAAAAAGGTATTATGGATATAGCAATACAAAAGCAAAGGAAGTACTCAACATACTTACAGATGACCAAATTGAAAGACTTAAATTAAACCTTATACAAGGTGGGAGAAAGTTTAAATGAGTGAAGATATTATTAGTTGGTCACAAGGCGATATGCTTGAGGTGACCATTAAACAACCTGATGATTTTTTAAAAGTCAGGGAAACGTTAACAAGAATAGGTGTGGCGAGTCGTAAAGATAAAACATTATATCAATCTTGTCATATATTACACAAGCAAGGCAAATATTATATAGTCCATTTCAAGGAATTATTTGCATTAGATGGTAAAAAATCTACATTAACTCAAAACGATATTCAAAGAAGAAATACCATATCTTTATTATTACAAGATTGGAACTTAATTGATATAGTTAAAAAGGATATAACAGAAGATAAAGCACCATTGAGTCAGATAAAAGTATTACCATTTAAAGAAAAGAAAGAGTGGACGTTATCTGCTAAGTACAACATTGGGAAGAAAGTGGACGACAAGAAAAAAGAATTAAAAACAACATCAACTACGAGTCCAATTGTTATTGTTGAGTGATGAATAAATGCAGATACCAAAATTCAAAGATTACATAACAGAAGCAAAAACTTCTGGACCATATAGATTAATCATTATATCAGATGAACCTGAAAATGATTTAAACTTCCATACAGCAAAAAACTTAATGAAACAAGCAGATAAGCTTGGTCATAAGTCATACATCTATAGAAATACTGGTGGGTATGTAACTGTTGAAGATGATGAAGAAATGTATTTCCATAATCAAGATGACAAAAAAGGATTTAGAGTATCAGCAAGAGATACAGTTGCTGTTATAAGAGGTTCAGTAGTACGTAGAGATAGTTGGATGGACTTGGTATCAAGATTAGAAAAACACCAAGTGTGTGTAGTTAATAGTAGAGAATGTGTTAGTATGTGTGCCGACAAATATAGAACTTCATTAAGATTAGCAGACTATGGTATTAGACAACCTAAATCAGTATTGGTAACTGATCCAGAAAATTCAATGGAATCTTTTGATAGTTTAGAAGAAAAGTTTCCTGTTATCTTAAAGACATTAAGAGGTTCAAAAGGTGTTGGTGTCTTGTTTATTGAATCAGAAAAATCATTAGATTCAATAGTACAATTACTTAATAAACAAGATGAGGATTCTGATATATTATTACAGCAATATATAAAAACTAAATGGGATGCTAGAGTTTTAGTATTACAAGGTAAAGTATTTGCTGCTATGAAAAGACACGTAGTGCCAGGAGATTTTAGAAGTAATGTATCAAGAGGTGCAGAAGTAGAAGAATTAAAATTAACAAAATTAGAAACAGAAGAAAGTTTAAAAGCTGCTAAGGCAGTAGATGGTCAATGGGTTGCAGTAGATTTTATACCGTCAGCAGATAGAGTAAACGAAGAACCATTTGTTATTGAAGTTAACTCTTCACCAGGTACAGAAGGTATAGAAGAAGCAACAAATAGAAATTTAAGTAAAGAAATTATACAACACTTTGAAAATAGAGAACATTGGAAAAAAGTTCCAACTATGTGTGGTTATAAAGAAGTTGTCTACATACATCCATTTGGACGTATAGTAGGTAAATTTGATACAGGTAATTCAGGTACGTCTGTTATACACGCTGATAAAATAAAAAAATCAGGTGGTAAAGTTACTTGGTCGTTAGAAGGTAAGACACTATCAAACGATATAGTACGTAAGCAAACAATTAAAGTAGGTGGATTAAGAGATTATAAAGAAGAAAGAATAGTAATTAAACTTGATGTAAAATTTGCAGGTGGATATTACAAAGAAGTAGAATTTACCCTAGATGATAGGGATGAAAAATCTAAAATATTATTTGATAGGGAAACTATGAATAGATTTAATGTTATGGTTAACCCTAATAGAAAATATATAATTACGACAAAATATAGTTTAGATGACAAGAAAGGAGAAAATAAAAAATAAGATGAGTATAAACGGAAAAGTAAAATGGTTTAACCCGACAAAGGGTTATGGTTTTATCGCTAGAGAAGATAGCGAAAAAGATGTTTTTGTTCATTCTTCAGCGGTTCAAGAAGCAAATTTAGAACTGAACGAAGGTGACCAAATATCTTTTGATATAGCTGAAACGCCTAAAGGCAATTCAGCAATCAACTTACAAAAAAACTAAAACAGAAAGGAGGCGCTACATAATGTCAGATAGTACACCAGAACTTGGTAAGTGTAGCTCCTGCACCTAGAACTAGCATTGACTAATTTTTAATTCTATGATATATTATAATCAAGGAGAAATATAATGGCAAGTGAAATTTTAATCTGTAGATTGATAACTGGAGAAGATGTTATCGGAAAAATTACAGAAGGTTCAAAAGTTATTACAATACATAAAGGGTATGTTATCATACCAACACAATCAGCAAAAGGACAACCTATACAGTTGATGATGACACCTTATGCTCCATATTCAGATGGAGATATTGTTGAAGTTAAATCAGATAAAGTCGTATCTATAACAAAACCAAAAGAACATATTAAACAAAATTATACTAATAGCACTTCGTCTATTGTAACACCTGGTAAAAAACAGTTAATAACTGAAACAGGTTTGCCTACATTAGATAAGTGATAGATGTATATTTTGTAAGGGACGGATCAAAGATTCGTGTTCAGACCAAAGAAGGTTTGAGTGCAATGGAGGCAGCGAAATTTGAATCACACGTACCAATACCAGAAATTCCTGCCGATTGTGGTGGTAATTGTATGTGTTGTACGTGCCACGTATATGTTGATGAGCAATGGATAGACAAAGTACCAAAACCAAATAATCTTTCAATAGAAGAAGAACAATTAGAATATGAAAAAGGATATAAACCAGGTGTTAGTAGATTAAGTTGTCAAATAAAACTTACTAAAGAACTTGATGGTTTAATCCTACATTTGAGACCAGATGAACTTTTATAAAAACGTAATAGAATATAAAGGCAGACTACTTGTTAGAGGTGTAAGAGATAGCAAAGAGTTTAAAGCGAAGGTTAATTTTGGTCCAACATTATATTCAGTATCACAACATCAAGAAGAATTTAAATCATTACAAGGACATAATTTAAGACCTATTACTTTTTCATCTATTGACGCTGCTCGTAGATTTAAACGTGATGTCGCTACTAAAAATGCACCTGTCTATGGACTTGATAGATTTCATTATCAATACATCAATGAAGAGTATACAAAACAAATTAAGTGGTCAAAAGAATTAATTAAAATATTTACATTAGATATAGAATGTACCTGTGAAAATGGATTTCCAGAAGTAAATAATCCAGTTGAAGAACTATTATGTATTACAGTTAAGAATCAATCAAACAAACAACTTATAACGTGGGGTGTTGGTGAGTTTAAAACCTTACGTACAGACGTAACTTATATTCAATGTAAAGATGAAAGACATTTAATAATGGAGTTTATGAAATTCTGGTTGAAGAACTATCCAGATGTTATTACAGGTTGGAATACTAAATTCTTTGACTTACCTTATTTGATGAATAGAATTCAATTAGTTGCAGGTGCTAAAGTTGCAAATAGAATGTCGCCTTGGAACTTAATACATAAAGAAGAAATAATTATAAGAGGAAGACCTAATACATATTATTCATTGTTTGGTATTGCAATGTTAGATTATCTTGACTTATACAAATGGTTTATACCAGTAAGACAAGAAAGTTATAGATTAAATCATATAGGTGAAGTAGAACTAGGCGAAACTAAAGTAGAAAATCCATATGATACTTTTAAAGATTTCTATACAAAAGATTTTCAAAAATTCGTAGAGTATAATATTCAAGACGTAGAAATAGTTGATGGTTTAGAAGACAAGTTAGGGTTAATTGATTTATCTTTAACCTTTGCGTATGAAACTAAAGTAAACTATAACGATATTTTCTCACAGGTGAGAGTTTGGGATACATTAATCGCAAACCACTTGATGACAAAAAAGATTTGTGTACCACCTAGGGAAGACCACATAAAGGACACCAAATATGAAGGTGCGTATGTGAAAGAACCTAGATTAGGTATGCAAAAATGGGTGGTGTCTTTTGATATCAACTCTCTTTATCCACATATTATTGTACAATATAATATTTCTCCCGAAAAAATATTAGGTGTTAAACCATCTGGTGTTTCTGTGAATAAAATGTTGAGTAAGAAGACACCCCTAGATTATTTAAAAACAGAAGGTGCTTGTATAACACCTAACGGTGCAATGTTTAAAAGAGATAGTCAAGGGTTCTTACCTGAAATGATTGAAAAGATTTATAAAGACCGTGTGATATATAAGAAACGTGAGTTAAAAGCACAAAAAGAATATCAAAAGAATCCAACAAACGATTTAAAAAAAGAAATTGCTAGATGTCATAACGTACAATGGGCAAGAAAGATTGCGTTGAATAGTTGTTATGGTGCAATAGGTAATCAATACTTTAGATACTATGATATAGCACAAGCAAGTGCTGTAACTACAGCAGGTCAATATATTATAAGAAATATAGAACAAAAAGTAAATGAATATCTAAATCAAATATTACAAACACACAACGAAGTAGATTATATATTAGCGTCTGATACAGATTCAATTTATGTATCGTTTGATAAACTTGTAGAGAAGACTTGTAAAGATAAAACAGACCAACAAGTATGTGATTTTATTGCTAAGGTATGTGATAACAAATTAGAACCTTTTATTGCAAAACAATTTGAAGACATTGCAGATTATACTAACGCATTTAAGAACGCAATGGTTATGGCACGTGAAGTTATTGCGAACAAAGGTATATGGGTTGCGAAAAAAAGATATATGTTAAATGTATTAGATGAGGAAGATGTAAGATTGTCTGAACCTAAACTAAAGATTATGGGTGTAGAGGCAATTAAATCTTCAACTCCACAAGTATGCCGAGGTAAGATTAAAGAAGCAATTAAAATAATTATGTCAAAAGAACAATCTGATTTACATACTTTCATTGCAGGTTTCAAAAAAGAATTTATGAGTATGTCTGCTGAGCAGATATCATTTCCAAGGTCTTGTAATAATATGAGAAAATATGCTAGTAGTAAAGATGTGTTTATCAAAGGTACACCAATACACGTTAAAGGTTCTTTGATTTATAATCATCAAATAAAAGAATTTGGATTGCAGAATAAGTATCCTTATATACAAGAAGGAGATAAGATTAAGTTTATTAAATTACTACAAGCAAATCCATTTAAGTTTGATGTGATTAGTTATATAACTAAACTACCAAAAGAGTTTAATCTACAAGAGTATATTGATTATGAAGTACAGTTTGAGAAAACTTTCCTAGACCCTATGAGATTTATATTGAATTCAATAGGTTGGGAACACGAAAAGAAAGCAAGTCTGGAAGCGTTTTTAGGATGATGAACTTAATAATGTTCTTTGCTGTATTGTTTGGAGGTTTTTTTGCTATGACTAATATAACTTTTGTACAATTTTGTATCTTGTTAATAATAATAAAATTTATATGGACGGCGTATGTTAGTTAACGAAGAAAGTTTAAAACATTTAAAAACACTTGAAGACAATAGATTTGATTCGTGTGTAACTGATCCACCATATCACTTGGCGTCTATACTTAAACGATTTGGACCAGGTCAAAAAGGAATTAATAATAAAGATGAGAAAGCTGGACGTAATGGTCCTTATCATAGAGCGGCAAAAGGATTTATGGGACAGACTTGGGACGGTGGTGATATAGCATTTAATAAAGATTTTTGGAAAGAAGTATTAAGAGTTATGAAACCAGGTGCAGTACTCTTATCATTTGCTGCCACTAGAAACTATCATAGAATGGCAGTTGCAGTAGAAGACGCTGGGTTTGAAATATTTGATATGATTAATTGGATATATGGTAGTGGATTTCCTAAAAGAAAAAATTATTTAAAACCTGGTCACGAACCTATTGTAATGGCACGTAAAGGAGTTAATAAAAATTTAAACATAGAAGAGAGTAGAGTGCCTGGATACGAGTGGGACACAACTAAAAACAGAAGAGACCCTAAAAAACATAAAGAAGCAATTTATAAATTAGGTTTAAAGAAAACAGGTACAGGAGAAAAAATAAAAGGAAGATATCCTGCTAATGTTATACACGATGGATCATATTATGAAGAATGGGTGAAGTATTTTTATTGTGCCAAGGCAAGTAAAAAAGAAAAAGAAGATACAGAACACCCTACAGTTAAACCATTAGAGTTAATGAGATATCTTGTTAAGTTAGTTACACCTAAAGATGGAACAGTATTGGATCCATTTGCAGGTACAGGTACTACTGGAGAAGCGGCGTTATTAGAAGGTCGTAAGTATTACTTGATAGAAAGAGAAAAGAATTATTTTAAAGACATAGAGAAGAGATTAAAGAAAGTGAATCCGTTTTTTGTATGACGATTTTATTATCAATGTTATTTGTATTGTTAATTTATGCAATACCTGTATGTTTATTATTAATGTGGAACAATGAAAAACCTAGACCTTAAACAATTCGCAGACGAAAATAGATTGCCTATTATGGACTCTATTCAATTTAAAAATTGGACAGATGAAATAGGTAAAGAAAAATTTAGAGAACTATTAGCAGAATATATTGCTGAACATAGACCAGAATTTCCTTTAAATAAAATTTCATATGATGTTATGAAAGATAATATAATAAAATTAAGTAAGTTTGATACTAGCAAACTTTGTACACCTAATGAACAAAGTCATAAAGATATATTTGAAAAGTATGATGACTATAAGTATCCTTATTCAAAATATGGTCTAGGACTAATTGACGCTCCATCAATATATAATAAGTGTAGTAATTATTTTCATCAAGAGTTAAGATTAAATTGTTCAAGTTATAGTTTTAGAGCACCAATTGAAGTTTTTAAAAATGGTAATGCAAAAGATATATGGAAATGTTTAGGTGCATTATGGAGAGGTGTGAATAGTACCAAAGATTTATCACCAGGTAGTTATAGAGAAGCAATAAGATTAGGTACATATGTTGCAACACAATTTAAACCAGTTGTTGCAAAAACAATATACGATATGACCAATGCAGAAACAGTATTAGATACGAGTTGTGGTTGGGGAGATAGACTAGCTGGTTTCTTTGCTAGTAAGGCAACACATTATTATGGTTGCGACCCTAATCCAAATACGTATAAGAATTATCAAAAACAAATAGAAGAGTATAGTAAATTCTTTAAAAACAAAACTGTTAAGATATGGAATTGTGGTGCAGAAGATTTACCTTATAATGAACTACCAGATATAGATTGTGCGTTTACAAGTCCACCTTATTTTAGTACTGAACAATATAATAAAGGCGGTGAGAAAGAAGAACTACAATCTTGGCATAAGTTTAATGAGTATGATAAATGGAGAGATAGTTTTTATCTTCCAGTTGCAGAAAAGACAATGAGTAAATCAAAATTTATGTTTGTTAATATTATGGATCCAAAGATTAAGGGTACTAGATATAGGTCAAGTGATGAACTAGTTGATAGATTTAAAGATAAGTTTTTAGGTCAAATTGGTATGAGGATTAGGCAAAGACCACAAGGTACTAAAAAGTTTAAAACAAAAGAAGAGTTGAATGTCTTTATGGCAATGACTTATATTGAGAATATTTGGTGTTTTGGAGAGAAGATAGACTTATTTAAACACGCAAGAGTAGGGACGTTAGAGGCGTTTATATAAATAATAATATGGATTACTTTTATTTATTTTTGGTTATATTCATACTCAATGATGGTTTTACTATGTCAAGGCATTACTGTTCCTATTTAAGAAACTTACGAGAAAAAATTATTGAAAAGATAACCTATGGTTGGTGGATTGCCATACATAGTGTTGTAGATATAGGAAGTATTATTGGTATGATGATTTGGTATAACAATGATAAACACTTTTGGATTGCTGTTGCAATTCCTGTTTTTATTATTTTATGGTACATACCGTTATGGTTAAAGAAAAGGAAAGAAAATGCACGAAATAAAAAATGAAATATTAACAAATGAAATGCAGACAAAGTTAAGTCAAGTGATGTCGCCTCAAATGAAATTAGATGGCACAATAAAAAAACATATCGCAACAAGAAGACCAGTTGAAAATTGCGCTAGGGTTTATGATGAAGTAATTGATAGTGAATGGTGTAATGATGTTATTGAAAGATTTGAAAAAGGTAAAGTTGAAAGTTTTAATACAACTCATAAAGAATATACCGAATTAGATATAGATAATTTACCAGAAGAAAGAAGTGAAATGGGTTTACCATATCATCCTTTTAAATTAGTAAGAGATAAATTTGTTTCTATAATGGAAGCGAATTTAAATAGATTTAAAACAGATGTTGGTATAAAAGACTCACATTTACCACCAGTAATAGATATGGAAAATATAAGAATAAAGAAATATACTGATAATGGTAAAGATCAATTTGCTGAACACGTGGATGTAATTCGTTCTATGGGTCCATCAGCAAAAAGATTTTTAGTTTTTATATTATATCTTTCAGATGTAGAAGAAGGTGGCCATACAAGTATACCTAGATATAATATCAAAGTAAAACCAAAACAAGGAAGACTATTAATATTTCCTCCTTTTTGGACACACCCACACCAAGCTGAAAAAGTAAAAAAAGGAACAAAATATACTATAATGTCCTATTTACATTATGGGGATAGAGATGATAACCATACTAGAAAACGCACATAAAAGATTTAATGAATTAACACAAAAAAACAGAAAAGTCTTTGTTAGACTATCTGTTAAAGGTGGTGGTTGTGCTGGGTTTAATTATGATTGGTCTTTTGAAAATGAAAAGGGTCCAAATGATGTTTTAGTAGATGGAATATTGTTAGTTGATAAAATGTATGAACTATATGTAATAGGTATGGAATTGGATTATACTTATGATGACTTTGAATCTGCCTTTGTTTTTAACAACCCTAAAGCAAAATCTTCTTGTGGTTGTGGAACTTCTTTCAGTATATAGAAAACCCACCGCAAACTTAATCACGGTGGGGGAAAACAACCCTTAAAGGGTAATCGTAAATTTTGTTATTTCTGTTCTTTATACATTTCTTGGGAATATAGTGCTAATATAAACATAGTTATTCCTAACAATGTAAATACTCCACACGCTAACCAATTATCGTTCATTGGTATTCCTTTATATCCACCATCAATTGAACCAACGGCACCTATTAAACATAGTGTACCTCCAATTGATAATGCAATAGTTAAATATTCTATTAGTTTTTTCATAGTTTTCTCCTTAATTAAGCAATATCTCTATCACCAACGGCAACAGAATAATCGTTTAATATCTTGTTAATTGTGTTCTTCATTTGTATATCAACTTTATCAATAAAGAAATCAGATAAATCAGGAGATAAATCCTTAATATCTTTCTTCATATCGTTGATTCTTTTATAAACTACATTTCTAACAATTGGTATATTGTTGTTTAATGCAGATTTTGGCATATAGAAGTTATCTAATATGTTTTTCGTTTTTTTGTTTTTCATATGTACCATATTATACCTAAATAGGGTAAAAGTCAAGTAAAAAGAGAGCAAAAAAATGAGTAAAATCAACATATTTTTACTATGTTCGCTTTTTGTTCTGGTTTCCTGTTCAAAAAGTGTTGAAAATTGCGTGTTTTTTGATTTTAAAGACGAATCAGTAAAAAAATATGCGAAAAATTTGTCTGGAAACGAAATTTATGCTCAAATTCGTTGTAAATTTTAAGGATAAATATTAGTATGGAAAAATATTGTCAAAATTGCGGTTGTAATTGTCATTGTAATGAAAATTGCGAAAAAGATTATGGGGAAAAACAAAAAACCATTGTTTGTACTCATTGCCGACATTCCGAAGAAGACGCAAAAGACAAAAAATTATAAAATGGAGAAATTATGAGCAAAATACGAAAATTTAAATTTTTACAAGAAGACAAAACAGAAAAAACAATAGAATCAAGTTCATTTAAGAAGGCAGTCAAGATTTTTCAAAATCAAGTAAAACAAAAATTGGTATATGTTGAATGGATTAGTAAAAAAGGTTTGGAAATGACTAAATGGCAAAAATTACCATTGGGTCGGGAAAAAAGGTTAAGTAAATAATGAGTAATATTGATAATTTAGTAGAACAGTTAGGAAAATTAACAGTAGTTGAAGCAGGTGAGTTATCCAAGAAATTGGAAAAGGCTTGGAACCTTAATTTAAGTGAATTAACAGCAGCTGCTCAACCAGTACCTAAAGTAGAAGAAGAAAATGCTACTGTTGATGTACTATTATCAGGATTTGACACAGGTAAGAAAATAGGTGTTATTAAGGCAGTTAGAGCAATTAAAGATATGGGATTACTTGAAGCAAAGAATTTTGTTGAAGATAGTGCAGAAACTCCTGGTGAGATAAAATCAACTATTGAAAAGTCAGAAGCTGAAAAAATCAAATCTGAAATTGAAGCAGCTGGCGGGAAAGTAGAAATTAAGTAATGCCAAAAGTAAGTAGAGAAGGTGACGAGTTGTCAACAGGACACGCTTGTGTCGCTACAACAGTATTAGATACACCTGGTCAAGGTACAGTATTTGCAAATGGTATATTAGTTGCAAGAATTACTGATCCTACGGTACCACACCCAGCACCACCAATTCCACCTTGTCCAGATCACGTTAAAGTAGTTAATGTTGGTTCAGCAACGGTATTTGCAGTAGGTAAAAATATTGCTAGAGTTGGAGATAGTACAGACGCAGGTGCTATGACTAAAGGTTCAGGAAATGTATTTGCAGGCGGTTAGAAAAAGCATATAAATATACCTGATATGCCAAACTATGACGCAGGAATTCCAAACAAGTCAAAACGAGCAACTAGACTCTATAAAGATATAGACCTAGACTTTGGTCGTAATACGGTTACCAATGATGTTAATAGTTTAACAGATGTGGAGGCAGTAAAAAGAAGTGTTAGAAATTTAATTAACACAAATCACTTTGAGAGACCTTTTCATCCTGAAATAGGAAGTGATGTTAGAGCAATGTTGTTTGAACCAATGACACCATTAACTGCTCTAAATTTACAAAGAAAAGTTGCTGAAGTTTTACATAACTTTGAACCAAGAATTAATTTACAACAAGTTTTAGCAACTCCAGATATTGATAGAAATAGTTATAATTTAAAAATTATGTTTTATGTTGTTGGTGTAGCAGGAGATGTAACCGTGGAAACAATATTAGAAAGATTAAGATAAAATGGCAAGTAATAAATTCGTAGTTGCAGATTTAGACTTTGATACAATCAAAGATAATTTAAGAGCGTTCTTACAAGACCAAACACAATTTTCAGATTATAATTTTGAGGGATCAGGTTTTTCTGTTCTATTAGATACATTAGCATACAACACACACTATTTAGGATTCAATGCTAATATGTTGACTAATGAAATGTATTTGGATAGTGCTGACATAAGAAAAAATATTGTTTCATTAGCAAAGATGTTAGGATATACTCCTACATCACCTAAAGCACCTATGGCAAGTGTTGACATAACTTTAAATGATGGTTCAGGTTCTTCGGTTACAATGGACAAAGGAACAACTTTTACTTCGGTAATAGATAATGTAACTTACCAATTTATAACTAACCAAGATATATCAATGACACCACTAGACGGTGTTTATAAATTTTCAGATGTTCCGATTTATGAAGGTACTTTAGTATCTTTTAGATATACAGTTGATAGTAATGATGTTGACCAAAGATTTATTATACCAAGTGCTAATGCTGATACATCATCTTTAAAGGTTACTGTACAAACTTCAGCAAGTGATACAACAATTGAAACTTACACATTAGCGTCTGGACTAAAAGGTTTAAATAATACATCAAAAGCATATTTCTTAAAAGAAACAGACACAGGTAAATTTGAAGTTTATTTTGGTGATGGTGTTTTAGGAAATAAATTAGCAGATGGTAATGTTGTAATACTAGAATATATTATTACAAATAAGGAAGAGGCAAACGGCGCTTCAGTATTTAAAGTAGGAAGTTCAGTTGGTGGATTTACAGATATATCAATAGTAACTAAATCAGACGCAGAAGGCGGTGCTGAAGGAGAATCAAAAGAGTCAATTAGATTCAATGCACCATTACAATACACATCACAAGATCGTGCTGTAACTACAACTGATTATGAAACTTTAGTTAAATCAATTTATCCTAATGCACAATCAATTAGTGCTTGGGGTGGAGAAGATGATGAAACGCCAATTTACGGAGTTGTAAAAATTTCTATTAAGGCACCTAGTGGAACATTAACAGATACAACAAAATTAGATATAGTAAATAAATTAAAACCATATAATGTTGCTTCAGTAAGACCAGAAATAGTTGACCCTATAACAACATCAATTATGCTATTTGTTAATGCTAAGTATGATAAAAAAGGTACTGCTAAAACAGCAGATACTTTAAAGTCAGAAATAACAAACGCAATAACAGATTACAATGAAAATACTTTAACAGCATTTGATGGAGTGTTTAGATTTTCTAAATTAACAGGTATAGTTGATTCGGTTGATACTTCAATCTTATCAAACATAACTACCGTAAAAATGAGAAAAACTTTTACACCTACTTTAAACTCATCTACAAAATATGATACTTATTTTAGAAATGCTATTTACAATCCACATTCAGGACACGAAGCAGTATTATTATCTACTGGATTTAAAATATCAGGCAATGATAACGAAATGTTTTTAGATGATGATGGTGATGGTAATGTAAGACTTTATTATCTTGTTAGTGGTATTAAAACCGTAGAAAATGCTACACAAGGAACAATTGATTATGCTACAGGACAAGTAACTCTTAATTCTATAGCAATTGCTGAAATATCTACTATAAGAGGTGTAAGTTCTAAAGTAATTGAAATAACAGTTACACCTAGTTCAAATGATATAGTTCCTGTAAGAGATCAAATATTAGAAATAGATGTTTCTAATTCAATCATAAATGTTTCTGAAGATACCTTTATAGGTGGATCATCCGAGGCAGGTGTAGGATATACAACAACATCAAGTTACTAATGCAATGGCAAAATTTAATGATAAAATTTCAACGCTCATTAATAGTCAATTACCAGATTTTGTAGTTGATGAGCATCCACAATTTGTCCGATTTTTAAAAACTTATTATCAATTTATGGAATCTGCCGAGTTGCAGATTACAACCATACAAAATACAGACGGTATAACTTTAGAAAACGAAACAGGTACGTCTGCTAATTTATTATTAGATGGTTCAAAAATATCTTCAGAAAGAACACAACTAGATCAAGGTGATAAAATAATTTATGAAGATACATCTTATGGTAAATTTACCGTTGGTGAAACAATAACAGGATATGATTCAGGTGCAACTGCTAAAGTTATTGCTGAAGATATAGCAAATAATAGAATATTCATAACAGCACAAGATAAGTTTGATAAATCTGAAGTTGTAACAGGTAATGATTCTAATGCTAAAGCATTAATTAATAATTATCGTCCTAATCCAGTACACAATATTCAGCAACTTACAAACTTTAGAGATCCCGATAAAGTTATTTCAAATTTCTTAACAAAATTTAGAGATGAGTTTTTAAAAACAATACCAGAAGAATTAGCAATAGGATTAGACAAAAGAAATTTAATTAAAAATATTAAATCAATGTACCGATTAAAAGGTACACAA